GATGGCGTCATACCAACCAGAATAGAAATAATACACCATATAGGTTGACATACTACTAGCTTCTGGTTTATGAAGTTAGTATGCAACTTTCCAAATACCTAGAGAAAAACGAAATGACCGTAGCCGAAGCTGCGCGGGATTTCGGTGTAATAGACCAGACCATGAGGCATTGGGCGATGGGACGGAGAACTCCGCGTCCAAAGGCCATGCGCCAGATCATGGAATGGTCACGCGGATATGTAACGCCTCTCGACTTCCTGGATGGAGAGCCGAAATGAGTAACCTGGATTTGTTTGAGAGATACCCAACCGTTCCAGGTCATCGTGGAATTGATACCTCTATTCATGCGGCGGAGAGTATAAAGCCGAAAAGCAAAATTCTCCGCCAGACGGTATTAGACGCCCTCTTAGATTACGGCCCTATGTCAACCCTCGAAATCTGCCTGGTTACAGACGAGCAGTACGCCAACATCCAGCCTAGAACCTCGGAGTTAAAAGCCAAAGGAAAGATTGAGGACACGGGAACCCGGCGGAAAACACCTTCTGGAAAACCGGGGATCGTGTGGGGGTTGGTCTAGTGTGTTTCAGGTCCTGGATCTTTTCAGTGGCATTGGCGGCTTTTCTTTGGGGCTGGAAAGAACGGGCGGTTTCAAGACTGTTGCGTTTTGCGAGATCGAGGAATTCCCCAGAAGGATTCTTAAGAAGCATTGGCCTGACGTTCCCATATACACGGACGTTAGAGAGTTAAATGCCCAGCGGCTCGCAGACGATGGAATTATTCCCGACATCCTTACTGGGGGATTCCCCTGTCAGGACATCTCCACTGCGGGAAAACAGGGCGGCATCGAAGCCCAGAGATCAGGACTCTGGGATGAACTCTGCCGACTTATTGGGGACATACGACCGCGCTTCGCAATCGTGGAGAACGTCTCAAACCTGCTTTCTGGCCCAAGTGAACAACGAGGGGGATGGTTTGGCAAGGTTCTCGGAGACTTGGCCGAAATCGGGTTTGATGCGGAATGGGAAATCATATCGGCGAAAGATGTTGGATGCCCCCACCTTAGAGAGCGGGTCTGGATTGTGGCAAACTCCCAACGCCAACGAGGACCGGGCAGAGTGCTATACGATCGAGACAAGCTATCGTCACAAGCAGGAAGGTCGGCAGATACATTTGGCCCAGGAGGTGCGGGACAGACGATTGTGGCCGACACCGACAGCAGCATACGGGCAGGGATCAACTGGCGGCAAGAACCGCTCGAGCGATCTCCGAAACCAGGTTACTGGACAGTTAAATCCATCCTGGGTCGAGACTTACTTGATGGGTTACCCAATTGGATGGTCGAGCCTGACATCTCCAGAGTCGGAGTCGGAATCCCCGATAGACCCGCCCGTCTCAAAGCAATCGGAAATGCAATCGTGCCTCAAATCGCAACCCTTATCGGGCAAGCAATTTTAAATGTCGAAATACAGAAACATTAAAACTGAGGTGGACGGGATCGTGTTCGATTCCAAAGCTGAAGCCCGTCGGTATGCAGAATTAAATCTGCTTGAAAAAGCCAATGAGATTTCTGATCTGAGATTACAGACTGAATTCGACTGTGTAGTGAACGGCCAGAAAATCTGCACATACAGGGCGGATTTTGACTACTGGATCAGGGATGAGGAGTTTTCGCCCGACGACAAATACATTGTTGAAGACGTAAAGGGGTTCAGGACTCAGGTCTACAGGCTCAAGAAGAAACTTGTGGAGGCTCTCCACGGAGTTGAAATCCGCGAGGTGAGAGCATGAACTGCCCCAAATGTGAAGGTGCCGCAATGATTCCGGGTCGGCTTCTGGCCTTTGCCTCAACGGAAACGAACCCAAATCAATTATACCCCTGCGACTATGAAGGCTGTCACGCTGGTCATACGCATTGCTGCGACGGTCTCGAAGAGGACGAGTGGACTCTTGAATACCGATGGGTAGGTCACAACGAGGAAATCCCCGAAGGGTTCAAGTTGGCCAATGAAAAGAAGAGTCATCATACGAGACATTCCAGACTGGTGGTGAAGGAATATTTATGAAGTGGTCAAAGGAAATGGAATCCAGGCTGGTATCCCTCTGGAAGTCCGGTCTGACCTTCAGGGAGATTGGCAACAAAATCGGAATGAACCGCTGCATGGTTGCGGGCAAGCTCTCCCGCATGGGCATGAGAAGGAAATTAAAAAGTTCATGGGAGGTGCCGGTACGACCTTATGAAAAAAAAGGCGACTGGGAAAAAAGGGGGGATTTTAAATTCTGCCAGTGGCTGGAAGATGAATTCTGTCACGCCCCGATTAGTTTAAACCGGAGTTTTGCATTTTGTGATGAACATATAAAAAAAGTTATGAGGCAGGGAGGAAACAATGACAATCTTCAGTGAGAAGGACGCGGCAAATTATTTTGGGATTAAGTTTAAATATCCACGGGTACACGAGCCGTTGAAATCGGTCAGGCGGGTTGTTCAGCAAGAGTTTAATTTAACGAAAAAACAGATGTGCGGTCGTCAGCGCAACAGAAATATTAGCTGGCCGCGCTTCATAGCCTGGTGGATTTCCACCGAGGTCACATACAGTAGTCTTCCCGAAATCGGCAGGGTTTACAACGTTGACCATACCTCCGTCATGCACGGCGTTAAGCGGGTTAAGGAATGGGAGGATACCAATCCCGAATGGTGGGATAAGGCGCAGGAAATCAGGGGAGAATTTCTGTGAGTACCCTTCCTTACTTTAAATTTTATACGAATGACTGGCTTGTCGATACTGCCACTATAAGCCCCACGGCGAAGGGTTGTTACATTGATATTCTTGCCCATACCTGGAGTAAAAAATCGTTTTTCAGGGACAACGACACGGAGATGGCTCGACTTTTAAGACTTACAAAAGGTCAATGGAAAAAGGTAAAAATAGAACTTGAGCAATATTTTGATCTCAAAAATGGGACGTTTTTTAACAAAAGATTGGCAAAAGAACTGCAGGAAAGTGAGGAAAAAAGAGAAAAAAATAAATTAAACGCGAGTCTGGGTGGGATAGCTAAATCATTGAAAAGAAAAGAAACTGCTGTAGCGAACGGCAAGCGAACGCTAGGAAAAAACTTGCCCATATTAGAGTCAGAGTTAGAGTTAGAGTTAGAAAGAAAAGAAATATATAAAGAAAAATGTTTTGAAGAATTCTGGAATCAGTACCCAAGGAAGGTCTCTAAAAAGGCTTCAGAGAAGGCTTACCTAAAAGCAATTCAAAAATTTACGCCTCAAGAAATTTTACACGGTCTGATGAAATATAATTTTAACCCAGACCCTAAAATGATCCCCCACGCATCAACATGGTTAAACGGAGAACGGTGGAATGACGAACCAACTGACTACGCAACCAACTCAAACCAATCTTCCAACGCAGCGGAAGCGTATAGAGATTTCGTTTCTCGAAGAGAGGCTGTCTCCTGATTTTGATTTTCAGGGATTTAAATTTAACCGCAAGGTGACGATGGCTGAACTTAACAAGGCTCTTGAAGAAATAAAATCGTCGCTGATCCCTGCGAGTGACAAGGAGATAGCTGGAGAACTATTGAAATTAAGATCTCTGACTAAAACCAGAAATGAAGGCAAAAACGACATACGAATAATGATGGAGAGTTACGCGGAGAAATTTAGGGAGTACCCCAGAGATGTCGCTTTGGAAGTTCTAGGAATGGCACCAGGCCGGTATAAATTTTTCCCTTCATGGGCTGAGTTAGAGGAAGAACTTGATTGGCGGTCAGGTTACGCCAAGGAAGCGGTAGCCGCAATCGAGGGAAAGATAATGTCAAGACGTTTGCAAGAATTGAAATGATTGATATTTCAGAACAGTCTTATCTGGCCGAAAGAGGCTAACGCATGAAGGAGGTAATCGGAAACGCCACCCTGTATCTGGGGGATTGTCTTGAGATTATGCCGACGCTAGGCAAGGTCGATGCCGTCGTGACGGACCCGCCTTATCCAGATTGGCTGGCAGATGAATATAAATATTATGATGGAATTCTAGACCCATTCAAAAATATGGAATGTAGGCAATTAATATTTTGGACAACTAAGGAAGTTTTCCCGCTAGAATATACAGCGCGACACGTTTGGGATAAAAAAACCGGCTGCGGTTCCGAATACGAATTTATATTTGAGCGCAACGGCAACGCTAATTTTAAAGTGTTCCGCTACTATTTAATAAATTCAACAGTGGCGGCGTCGTTTACGGGGGATATTTGGACAGGCCATAAAAGCCAAAAGCCAAAAGCTCTAATTGAAAATTGCATAAAATATATTCAAGGAAAAGCTGTCCTCGACCCATTTATGGGCAGCGGCACCACGGGAGTAGCTTGCGCCAAGTTAGGCCGCAAGTTTATCGGCATTGAGATTGAGCCGAAGTATTTCGATATATCCTGCGAGCGTATTCAAAAGGCTTACGACCAGCCTGATATGTTTGTCGAGCAACCAAAGGCCGTACAGGCAGGGATGGGAATATGATTGATATATCAGAACAGTCCCAGCAAGCCTATCAGTGGGCGACCAGGGAAACATTAAAAAAGGCGCGGCCTGATCCTATTTTAGTATGGGCTGAAAATAAAAAGCTCAATTCAGTCCTGCAGGAGAGTTGCTGGGGGATCAGGAGGGCGGTGAAGTATATCCGCAGCGAGGTTGATTTTCAGACTTTGGATTATTCCACTCTCGATTGTCCAAGGGGCCGGGGAAATACGAACAATGAGAGGGAGCCCAAGGAAGTCAGAAGATATTTAATCTGGTCGAGCGGGGTGCTGGGCCGGCTTGGTTCAAGGGGATTGAACATGATTGTGAATTGTATCGTGGAGGGAGACGAGTGCGACTGGGATTTGTTTTCATCAGCCATCAAGGATTATTAGGTTCGGGCGCTTTCCCATGAGGTGAAATTGTCGGCACTGCTTTGTTTAGCGTTGAATGTCTATTTCGAGGCCAGGGGTGAGCCAACTCTCCTGTCCATGGCCGCGCCCGCTCACGTTGTATTGAATCGGGTAAAAGACGACCGCTACCCGAATGATATTTGCTCCGTGGTGAAACAGGCTAAAACCTGGCGTGGCAATCCAATTAGGAATCAATGCCAGTTCAGTTGGTATTGTGACGGTCTTAGTGACAGACCATTGAATAAACCGGCTTTTGAATTTTCCATGTTGATAGCGAGACTCGTCATGGAAGGGCGTATAGAGGACGTTACCTCCGGCGCTACGCATTACCATGCCGATTACGTCCAGCCAGACTGGAAAATCTATAAAACCTTCACGGCAAAGATAGGCTCGCACCTTTTCTACAGGTGGGAACGCTCCTGAAACCTGTCAATTTTTAAAAGGGGGTTTAAAAAATGATTAAATGGAACGAGATTAAATACGATTTGATTGGTCAAGACCTGGAGAGTTACGAGGGAGAACCCGGATATTGGAAGGCAGACCAGACAACATTGCCGCCTATAGGAATGAGTGTTTTGTTTTATTCCCCGCCTTACAGGCAAGGAGAACAATCGGGCGTTTATTACGGGTGTTGGGAAGAACATGGAGGATGGGGTTCTGACTGGAACAGTGATTACCCACCCCATCTTATTTGGTATGCGCCGAACCCAGAAGACAAACGATGCGTATTTACTGACGTTATACTTGGCAATCACGTCACTCACTGGGCTGATATTGATCTGCCAGAGAAAAACGCCAATGTTGAAGGAACTTGAGAAGAAACTACAGGAGAAAGGGTAATGACTACAGAACCAATTACCATGATTCTTCATAAATACTGGTTTGATGTAATTGCACATAAACACCATAGGGGTACTGCTATGCACTCTTTATCATGGAGAGATGTTTGTTATGGGTTAAAGGTTGATGATGACAAATCAGAAAATTTTGATGGACTTAAAATTGAAATATCAAAGGTGACAAAGGTAATGTCTCCGAAAAGATTGCATGAGAAAGGATAATGGACATACTTGATATAATCGCGGTGTTGGTCGATGTTTTCCTTCATATACTTTAGAACAATTCTAAACTGTTGACATCAATTTCAAAATAGCCTAGTTTCGTGCTTGGACCCGTGTGCCTAAAATTAGGACGCGGGTTTTTCTATGGGGGCAACGATGGAGGCAGAACGGGTTGATGTTATTGAATCGGAAAAAGGCGGAGACGCCATATTCGAGGCCCGTATTGTTGTCGAGTTTACCAGCATGGAAGAGGCCGAGTTCTTCGCCGAAGAGTTTATGGCGAGAGGAATGCTGGGATTAATGGATTTTCAAATACCGAGTATGCACTGATGTGGTTAACAATTTTACTGATCTTAATGGGGGTCTGATATGCCGAAGGTAGGCGGTAGACATTTTGCTTATTCAAAGAAGGGTATGGCTGCGGCTAAAAAATACTCCAAGAAGTCCGGGAAGAAGATCAAGAAAAAAAAGAAGGCATGATTGACAAGCGGGAGCTACTTCTAGGGACGATAGTAGTTTTATTTTTCATAGGCGTATTCTGGTTCTTTTCATAATCTCCCTGCGGATACACCACTGACAGAAAAACTTAGGTATCCAGCACAGATTAAATAACCTGGGAACAGTAATGGCTAGAAGATTAAACCCACAACATGACGCCAGAACGCGGGAGAAAATACAGACGAGTCAGCTCGTTAACAGGTTGAATTCATTTGTATTGGATGGAGTCGATCCGAAAACAAAGAAGCCGATCGAGATGAGCCGGGAACAGATAACAGTTGCGCTGGGTTTATTGAAGAAAACCCTGCCCGATTTATCGAGCGTTGAACTCAAGGGCGACGAAAGCAATCCGTTGAATATGTCGTTTACGGTTAAGTATGCAGACAGTGACTCTTCCGAGAGCGTTTGAGGATCTAAGACAGCCCGCGAGATATAAAGCATACTACGGGGGTCGAGGTTCAGCCAAGTCTCATTCGTTTGCGACAGCTTTGCTGATGCGTGGGGGTGAGAAGCCTCTCCGTATACTATGCGCTCGTGAGGTTCAGTTAAGTATCAAGGATTCCGTTAAGCAGCTACTGGACGACAAGATATTCGACTTTGGTATGGAGTCGTTTTATCAATCGTACCAAACAGAGATACGGGGCAAGAACGGGACGAACTTTATCTTTGCCGGTCTGGGTAAGATGACGGCAGACCAGATCAAGAGCATGGAAGGAATAGACATAGCCTGGGTCGAGGAGGCTCAGACAATCTCGGATAACTCGTTGGAGATACTTATCCCGACGATACGAAAAGATAAGTCTGAGTTGTGGTTCTCATGGAACCCAAGGCATTCGAGTGATCCGATAGACAAGAGGTTCAGAGGCGAAGTCGTCCCTGATAACTCTATTATTAAAAAGGTCAACTATCCTGATAACCCGTTCTTTCCCAAAGAACTGGATAGCGAGCGGGAGTTTGACAGAGCTAATAACCCAGAACGCTACGGTCATGTCTGGTGCGGGGATTACGAGCCAAACGTCCGATCCGCCATCTGGGACCGGGCAACCTTACATTCGGGCAGGACTAAAGAGCCGCCGCTAATGAACAGAATAGTGGTCGCCGTAGACCCTGCGGTAAGCGATACGGACGGCTCAGACGAACATGGAATTATAGTCTGTGGGGTTGGCGAGGACAGTAAGGGTTACGTTCTGGACGACCTATCAAGGCATGGTTCGCCGAAGCAGTGGGCGGAACAGACTATAGCGGCCTATGATAAGCATACGGCAGATGCGATAGTGATAGAGGTTAATCAAGGCGGGGATATGGTTCGGCATACGCTTGAGAGCGTGAGGCCGGGGATACGGATAATCGAGGTGCGAGCGACAAGGGGAAAGCACGTTCGAGCGGAGCCGATCTCGGCTCTGTACCAGTTGGGACGCATATCACACGCCGGGACGTTCGACCAGTTGGAAACCCAGCTTTGTCAGATGACATCGTCAGGGTATCAGGGCGACGGTTCGCCCGACAGAGTGGATGCTATGGTATGGGCATTTACTGAGCTGTTCCCCAAGCTCAACAGACAGAAACCTAAAGTAGACCACCGCAATAATGCGGGCGGGTCTTGGATGGGCTAATGGATACGACGTGTTCTATTTGTTCGTCTGACGTGGATATAGAAAACAGAGGCGGCGTTATTGGCGAAATAGGCATTATGCCGGTGGCGTTTTGTGAGTGGTGTTACGCTGGAATAGACGACATGATTTCTCAAAACTGCACCAGGTGCATTGAAGCGGAAGATTAATGGACGATATTGTAAAAGAAGCTAAAGAGGCATTCGAGACGTGCCAGGAAGCGGAGGAGGAGAACCGCGAGAACGCCGAGAGCGATATTAAGTTTGCCCGTCTGGGTGAGCAATGGGACGAGGCCGACAGGAGTAAGCGCAGCCGGGAAGGCAGACCCGTTCTAACGATTAATCGTATGCCAGCGTTCATTAGACAAGTAGCCAACGACGCCCGACTGAATACACCGAGTGTAAAAGTGTTCCCCGTGGATGATACGGCAGACGTAGACTGCGCGGAGATACTCAACGGCCTCCTAAGGAATATCCAGGTTCAGAGTAATGCCGACGCTGCCTACGATACGGCTATGAGCGATGCGGTCACTGGAGGGTTTGGATACTTTATCATCGATGTGGACTATGCCTTCAATGATACGTTTGAACAGGATATTCTCATCAAGAGGATTGCCAATCCGTTTACGATACACGGTGATCCTAGAAGCACGGCGATAGACAGCAGCGACTGGAATATAGGGTTCGTCTCTGATGTAATGAGCCACGCAGAGTTTGAGAAGGAATTCCCTGACGCAGATAAGGTGGATTGGGATGCCGACTTCGAGTCAGAGAAAGACCTCGACTGGATAACTGAGGACTCGGTTAGGGTTGCAGACTACTGGAAGCGAACAGAGGAACCCAGACCTATAGTTCTATTGAGTGACGGGCAAGTAATAGACGAAGAGGTCTATGAAAAGAACAAGGACTATTTCGACGTATCTCAAATAGTCGTGGAGAACTCCCGCACGGTTAAGTCCTGGAAGGTCAAGAGATATACTTTAAGCGGTCAGGAAGTATTAGAAGAGATAGACTGGCCGGGGATGTATATTCCCATTATTCCAGTATACGGCGAGGAGAGTTGGGTCGAGGGAAAGAGACACTTTAAATCTCTAATCAGGGACGCCAAAGACCCTCAAAGGATCTATAACTACTGGAGAACGGCCTCAACTGAGTTAGTAGCCCTGGCTCCCAAAGCGCCCTTTATCGGGCCTGTTGGTGCGTTTGACGAGGACGGGGACAAGTGGGCCACGGCTAATACCGACTCCCATCCTTACTTACAGTACGATGGACAAGTAGCGCCGCAGAGACAATCATTCGCAGGGCCACCGGCGGGAGCCCTACAGGAAGCCCTCAACGCTTCAGACGATATGAAGTCCGTGATAGGAATGTTCGACGCTTCTTTAGGCGCGAGGTCGAATGAGCAATCAGGCCGTGCGATTTTAGCGAGACAGCGCGAAGGGGATGTTTCAACCTTTCACTTTATCGACAATCTCAATAAGGCAATACAACACGCCGGGAAGATAATACTTGACTTAATTCCTCATGTATATTCGGGCGAGCGAGTGGTCAGGGTTCTGGGTGAAGACGACAAACCTGAGAACGTCCAGGTTAATCAGCAAATCCCCATGATGCAGAACGGCCAGCCTGTTATGGATGAAATGGGTCAACCGAAGGCTCGTATCTATGACCTGACGAAGGGCAAGTATGACCTGGTAGTCAGAAGCGGGCCTAGCTTTACGACAAGACGCGAAGAGGCTGCTACTCAAATGATGGAACTTCTCAGGGTGTATCCAGACGCCGCGCCTATAATC